GCGGCTGCGCCATTCATTTTCATTTGTGTTTGTAGTGTTTTCTGACATAGTATTTTATATAATAGTTGATTTAGTGATTATTGTCAAGTAAAAGTTAACGTTGCCGTCAGACAGTCTAAAGATAGTCTAAGCTATCATGGTCTTTAAAGACGGTCAACGCTATAAAAGTTAAAAGTTATTATAGTTTGATGGGTAAAACTTTATAAAATAAATACCAATAGTTAAAGACCCTAAGATCCAACTGTTTTTAATAATAGCTTCAATTAATTCCATTTTTTTTACCTATATTCTGTTTTTAATAATCTCCAGCGGTCAGAATCAATTTCTTTTTGACCAGAATCGATAGCATACAACATTTCTACGATTTCGTCAAGCGAATTGTAAATATATTTGTGAGGCAACATCCCCAGCATCCAAAGCGGGGTTTTAGATTTTCCGCCTTCCATGCTAATAAAAATTGGCTTCTTTTCTCGCACCGCCGTCACGATTTCTTCAGCAGAGCCCCAACTAGCCACTTCTGGAACCAAATGGGCAATAATGAAATCTGACCGATCAACCAAATTCAAATCATAAGCCCGAACTGTTTTCATTTTGTTCGTTACCCTATCATATTGTTTGGTTTTCATCCAGACATCCATTTCTTCACGAGAATCCTCGCTTTCATCAACATCTTTAATAAAAGGTTTTTTGTACGGATCAAAACATGTAACACCTAAAGGTAATAATTTTTCTGTCACCTCTTCTCGCCAGTTTCGGCCACTTAAATATTGCATGTGGCCTACAAGATAAGTTTTTGTTTTGTTTAATAGGTTTTTACTCATGTTTAAAAGTTTACTGAAAAATAGACAAAATGTCAAGCGATTATTTCCTTCATTTTTTTTTCTATATCTTGGTCATGTTTTATTCTATGCAAAGTATAAGGTGATGATTTGGCCCAGCAGGTTTTTATCTTATCTGTTTTTTGCCTGAGTTTAAAATTTTCTTGCGCCTGAGCTTTATTTCCGCCAAAAGTAACAGGTCTAAAATGATGTTCTCCATCATATTCAATTAATATATTTAAATCTGGAAGAAAAAAATCAAAGGGTAATGAGAATTTATTTTTGCAGCTTTTGAATCTTTTTTCCCTTTCGTATTTAATAGATAATGATTCTAATATTGATTGGATGCTAAGTTCTCCTTTTGAGGATTTGCATGTTGGGCATCCTCGGCCCTGTAAATGATTATGTGGAGATTGCTCAAAGGAGCCGTGTTCGGGACATATGATTTTAACTTTAGTTTCACAATTAACGTACTCAGAATCACTATAGTCATATCTGTCCCCATGAACCGATTTGGCTTCTGCGATAAATTGTTCGGTAGTTTTTGTTTGGGATTTAGCGCGTTCTTTGTGACTGCATTTTGGGCATCCTTGGCCCCCTAAATGAATATGTGGAGCTTGCTCAAAGGAGCCGTGTTCGGGGCATATAATTTTAACTTTAGTTTTACAATTAACGTACTCAGACTCACTATAGCCATACCTGTCTCCATGAACCGCTTTGGCTTCTGCGATAAATTGTTCGGTAGTTTTTGTTTGGGATTTTATGAATTTTTTGAGACCGCATTTTGGGCATCCGCTGCCGTTTAAATGAATACGTGGACGTTGCTCAAAGGAGCCGTGTTCGGGACATATGATTTTAACTTTAGTTTCACAATTAACGTACTCAGAATCACTATAGTCATACCTGTCCCCATGAACCGATTTGGCTTCTGCGATAAATTGTTCAGCGGTTTTTGTTTGGGATTTTATGTTTTTTTTGCGACCGCATTTTGGGCATCCTTGGCCCCGTAAATGACCATATGGAACTTGCTCAAAGGAGCCGTGTTCGGGACATATAATCTTAATTTTAGTATAGCTATTAACGTACTCAGACTCACTATAATCGTACCTGTCCCCATGAACCGCTTTGGCTTCTGCGATGAATTGTTCAGTGGTTTTTGTTTTTCGCCTCACCTTTATGGATTTTTTTTCAAAAAAATCGAACGTTAGTTGTGTCAAGCGTTTCTTAATTTTAATTCGGCCTCTGATTTTTCCCATTGATTAATAAAACTAATAGCCTCTTTGTGCGAATGAAATTGTTTGTCTATTTTTTTTGTATCAACAAATTTCTTATTGCAAGACATGACCCTGAATCGTTTAACTTTTTTGTTTTCTGTCTTAGAAAAATACATAAAAGTAGATATTGTAAAATTTACTTTTTGTCCTAATTTATTAAAACGAATTAATTTTTCTTTTGAGTTTTTTGTTTCTTCCTTAAACAGGTTGTCAAATTTTAGATGATCTTTAAAGAATAAAAGTTTTTTATTGTTCATCGTTTTTATATTGTTAGCTGGCGGGTCAACTCTTAATGATAGGTGTTCGCCGTATTTATCTGGCGAGATATATGCGATATCCTCATCTTTTGGTAAATCGGGGCAATAAACCGCTAGGATATCAAATTGTTTATTTATTACATAATTATTTTGCAGCGCATCACCTTTTGATCTTACATTAGTTCTTCTGGGCGACAAAGCGATCTTTCCTCCGTTTTTTTGATCAATGGCTCTATACTTTACTTGGATTTCATAATATTTACCTTCATACTTTCCTATAATATCATAGGCTGCAGAATCCTCATGAGGGTAAAATACTGAAACTCCTTGCTTAATTAAATTAGCAGAGACCATCAATACGCCGATATCCCCTTTTTCACAGGTGGTCAAATCGTCTTTAGAGCTTTTCATGATTTAATTATTTAATTCTTAATGTTTCAAATTTAACTCTTTTGTTTTCTACATTCTCTTTGATTTTTTGCTGCTTTTTCGATAAGCGGCTTTTGCCAGTTTTAACCTCTACAAAAATAATCTCATCTTCTTCAAAAACAACATAATCAATAGGCTGGCCTAAAAATTGACATTTTTTGACGTCATAATTAAATTGATCCAAAAATGGCGCGGCTTGCTCAATTATTTGACCTAACCTGACCTCGCTTTGTTTTTTAAGACTGCTAGTTCTTCTATTTAAGTCTCGTAAACTTTTGTTTTCAATATATAAAAGATATGAGGTTAGCATCGCAAGCAATGCACACAAGATAAAATATATCATTATAATTATAGTGAAAAACTATCGCTTTTTAGAATAGCAATGATTTTACGACACTCTTTTGTTGGAACATCCTCAAATGAGGACCAGTTTGCAACTTCTTGGTTTTTATAAGTACCTTTAGACCACATTTTTCTTAGTGCGTCTTTGAATTGATCAAAAGATGAGGCCCCTAATACTTGATTTACTGTGGATTGTAAAATTGAAGATGGAGATAATGAGGTATTACTTGCTGCATCCTGAACTCTTTTTGTGTCAGATTTATCAATTTCATCATCGCCAACAATATGAATATTGAGAAAATTTCTAACGCACCGAACAAAAGCTCGATTACAAGCGATAGTCTCTAAGAATTTAGTCGCAAAACTACTTGTGTTGTTTAGTGTCGCGTTTGCGGCATCTTCAAAATAAACCATGTCTCCATCTGTTTCATAGTTTTTGATAAAATTAATCCCGCATGTTACCGCAACATGCGACTCCTCGCATTTTTGAAATTTATATGTAATATTTTTGAAACCACGGAGTTTTGCTAGCTCCTTAATGCCGCTTAATTTAATTAAAAGCTGATTGTCGTCAAGACCCTCTATTGATGATGGCAGGTCTTTTTTTCGCATTTCAAACCAAGACTTGTTCGGGAATAAATGCTCTTCTTTGATCATAGCCCGCCAATCTACAGACCCATCATGGTTAAACTTGTATTGAATATTTTTTAATAGACCGTGCTTGTCACGGCTAAAAAGCGTTGGGCCAATCGAGTTATCAACTCCAGGCGTACCACCTACACCCTGCGGTGACTCTAAATTTGAATCATCTACCACTGAATATTGATCAGCGGCTTCCGCGATTGTTTCTTGATTTTGTTTTTTTGGTCGTCCTCTAGGCATAATTAAAAATCATAAAATGATCAACTTCTTCCCAGAAGTCGTTGTTGTCAATAATATTTGCTTGCTTTGATGTCATCTCAATGTCTTGCTTCCAAGCGGCTTTACTTGCGTATTTTTTACCTCGTGAAAGCGTAATTTTTGATGTAATATATTTTGTAGTATAGCAGATATCATCTTTTGCGTCAAGATCTTTTTTTGATTTTTTTTGCTCTAGCTCGACTTCCCAGTCAATTAGATTGTACCTGATTTCATTTAAATTTTCTTCGTCGTCAGTGCTGACTTTTAGATTTGTGCCAATTTTTTTGATCGTCGCTAAATCTGATGGGCGAGTGGACAAATCAGCTCTAAATATAACTTGTTGTAGACTTGGTTTAATCGCCCTCAAACATTCTTCGCTAATAGGTCGATTGGTGACCACGCAAATGTCCCTGTTTTGGGACCAGCTGAATAGATTATTTTCGTCAAAATGATAATCCATTCTAACATTTAATGTGTTTTTATTTACATTATAGTCGAGCGCGTTAAAGTCTGGGATGACCTCTATTACTGGGAAATTATAATATTCTCCAATAGATAAGGTTTTATAATTATCTAAATCATGATTAATATTTAAATGATTTAGTATTGATGAGGCTATTACCTCTGGTTTGATGAGATTAATAGATTTTGGGTACTCTTTCTCAGTAAAGGAAGGCTTGTTTTTTGTTGGCGGCTCAAGTAGACTGCAGTTTTTGGAGCTGGTCCAGTATGGGAAACAGCATTCTTTTTGCGTTGCACTGTATAGCGCAACATTTTTCTTACCTGATCCAGATGCAATATGTGCAGAAAAATTATCGTTACCTATGAGAAGTTTACACTTGTTTACAACATAGGCTGTTTGCCTGATTGAAAGCCTTCCCCTTAGATCGATGCAGCCAGGGATCAATACGTTATCTTGACTCCCAATTTGAATTATATTTATCGAGTTTTCTTTGAAGAAATTTGAACAAATATTAATAACTTCATCATAATGATCGTATTTTTTTGAATCCATGTCACTGTCAGGATGCAATAAAATAAAATTATCGGACAATAATGGATAAAATTGTTCTTCGATTTGCGGCTTATCGATTTTTACGCCGCAATTTAGAGCATATCTTTCTAAAAGGTGCATAAATCTAATGAAATTTTGTCTTTTCCGTTGTGTTGGTAATCAAACATGCGTTGTGTTCCAAAAAATGGCAGAAACGCTATTTCGAAATAACCTTGATGATCTCCAATACCCTCTAACCATAATAAATTATCCATCACATCGATATACGGGATAACTTTGTGAACATACCGATTTCCATCCATGATCTCAAAATACTTAGGGTCTGTTGCGATATATAAATTATACTCTGGGTATGTTTCTTTTATGTTTTTAAATAAGGCTGTCGATAAATAAACATCGTCCACGCTTTTGGGCATAACGTAAATAATTCTTTTTCCCTCATCGTCTTTATTTAGTAAATCAGTAAATTCGCGTTTTTGGACTTTTTCGGCATTTTCTTTTTGAGCGACTTGTCTAAAATAAGCAATTACTTCTTCAGGTTTTGCACCTTCTTGAATTTTTTGCATCCAGTGGTGAAATCCTTCATCGTCTTCATCTACAGAAACATTTAGCATGTTCTTGTATAAATCTATGATGAAATCCGAGGCACTATTTGTGGATTGTGGTAAATAATCTACATTTCGAAGTTTTTCTGACAAATCAAAGTCCCAATCGACTTCTGGCATATTATCAAATATATCCTCTAATTGTTTGCCAATTACTTCTATGGAATAATTTTTAATAACATATTCTCTGGCTTGACGGCCTAAAACCAATCTTTTGTCATTAGGTATATTGTAGACTTCGGTTAATCTTTCTGCTATGCTTTCTGGGGAAGTTGTGGCTTTAATAAATTGAGTTCCAGGCTCTCTATATTCTGTCCATTCTAATGGTAGTCCAGCGCTTTCTTCATTACAGCTATCTTCACCGCAACTATAATTCGTCACTAATGTAATTAATTCAGTGAGTTTAGCTTCTTGAATTGGAATTTCTTGGCCACCGCTTGTAAATGGATGACAATAAACATCCATTAAATTATAGATTTCATTTAACTGTTCTTCGTCAACGCCATTTGATACATTTGTTGTTTCTTGTGTTTTTACAGACCCACATAGTTTGCAATCAATATTTTGACCACTAAAGGGTTTTATTTCGTAATTTTTACAATGTTTACAAAAATAAGTCGTTAAAATGTCATTTCTATCAATGTTTTTTTCTTTGAGTAATCTTACTATATCCCAACCTTCGGACCAATGGGTGTGAAGTAAGAGTTTAGCTTTAGTGTTTGGGTTTTGCTGTTTAAATAATTTAAATCCATCCAATAGATTTGGGACGCTTTTTCTTAATTGATTCCTGAATACAAAACCAATAATATATTCATCTTTGTCTATGTTGTATTTTTCACGATTCAAAGATTTTTGCTCTTGTGGCAAAGGGTAAAATGTAGAAGTGTCAATAGACCCACGCAGCGTCTTAACGTGGTTATGGCCAAGATCATTTAACCCTTTTTCTGCAAAAGAGGCCCACACGTAATAATTTTTGATTTTTTTAGCCGCATCAACAGCTTTTGGCAGAATGGGTAAACTATCTAATGTGGTCCAAATCATACAATTGGTTTTGTTCCACCACTTTTTATTCCAATAACCGTCAAAACCCCAAATATCTTCAACACCAAGATAAATATCTGGTTTTTCATCAGCGATGATTTGGTCAACCATTTCTGAGCCATAAGCAGCCCTACGGGCTAACCCTGGATCTTCATTTATTTGTCTAATTTTATTTTGGTCCATGGGTAATGAACCATAAGTTTTCCAAGGAAGAGTCTCCAGGTCTTTATCTTTATAAGCTTTGCCGTTGCAAAACTCCACAAGCTCGTATTTATTGGTTTTATATAAATATTTTAATATATTTTTGGCATTTTTGCCAAAACCAGTAAATGCTCGCGAGCAATTAGAATGGAATACAATCTTTTTTTTCTTCATCAAAATGGAGCATCATCTTCAAAAGATGAAACTTCGCTAGTAGGCTCATCTTCTTTGACAGGTGTATTCTGCACTTTTTGAGGCTGATCATCTTTTTTGTTGTAAGATGTTCTTGTGGCAAGTCTATGTTCGTTAATTTGGTTCAGTGTGAATAGCAAAAAGTTTTTTAATACCTCTACTTCTCCTGGAGTCAGTGGGATTCTGAAAGTTTGATTCCCATTTCTCGTGATATTAATTCCAAAGGCTGGAACTTTGACTTTTTGCTCCACGAAACTTTTTGTTTTATAATCGTAAGATGAGATCTTTTCATCCTTGTCCCAAGGAGTTAATTTAATTTGAGTTTTATTTTCTTCGTATGCATGAAGCGTAGAGTATTCAATACGAGTATTGAATGAACTGATCATTGATCCAATTTCAAACTCATTAAATTTAACAAAGATATTTTTATCTGGATCACTCTTGTTTTCGGAAAAAGATCCAGTCTTTCTATTATTGTCCCAAGATGATTGCTGTATTGCGTTGACATAGAGGGACGGAGGTTTGTCTCCTTTGGCGTAACCCACTGAGAAACTAAAAGCGCAGCCAGCGCATTTACTGTTTGGTTTATAGATTGAAATGGACATAACAATAAATTATAGTCTTCCGATTAGATTTTTTCCACTATAAAATCCTCTAAAATTAAAACGTCAATTTTTGTACTAAGAAATGATTCGATTGCATCCCTTGGGTCTTCCACAATTGGTTGTCCCTGAACATTAAAAGAAGTGTTTAAAATCACTGGAGTGCCAGTTTTTTCACCAAATTTAACTACTAGATCATAAAAGCGGCCATTTGTATTCTTGTCAACAGTTTGTACTCTTGCCGTATTATCGATATGAACCGCTGATGGAATTTTTTCTGGCTGCAGGCATTTAACAGAAAAAAGCATATATGGGGAATTTTTGCCATTTAAATCAAACCAATCCCCAGAAACTTCTTTTGGCACCACAGGAGCAAATGGGCGAAATTCTTCGCGGTGTTTAACCTTTTTATTTAAAATGTCCTGCATGTCTGGATTGGATGCGTTTGCTAGTATCGATCTGTGGCCAAGAGCACGAGGACCAACTTCTGAGCCGCGATAAAACCATGCTACAACTTTATTATTTTTAATAAATTCAGAAGTTTGATCGGTTAGGTTATCTTCGTTTAAAATCTTTTCAAATTTAACTCTACCAGAGTAATTTTCTAATTCCTTGGCGATTTCTTCGTTTGAGTAAGACACCCCGCCTTCAAAAACTTCTAATAAAGAGTGTTTTTTCTTTTTTCTAATATTTGTTGTTAGCCCTTCTGAGGTAAACTCGCCAAAGAAATTTGAAGCAAATAAAGCGCTCCCAGCACATAAACCGTCGTCACCACAAGCTGGGCTTAAATGAATATTAAATTTAGAGTTGTGTAGTAATTTGCCGTTGCTGACGCAATTTAGGTTTGTGCCGCCAGACAAACAAAGATTATCTGATAATTTACTAGAAGATTTATGTATTTTATCAACAAGTTGTTGTATTGAGGTCTCTAAGACTTTTTGAGCTGTAGCAGCAATATTTTTATTTAATTGTTTTTTCCAGTCATTCTTGTTTAGCCAATTTGGGTCAGCTTGACCGCCCTCACCTTTTAACTGGGGAAAAAATGCTCTAATCGTTGGGATGTTTGATACTCCGTTCCCAACTAAAGTTTGGGAAAACTGATCGGAACCAAAAATATTTGTAAATTCGTGAACTTTTTCCCAGGTTATATCATTCCAGTTTTCGCATGGTTCACCATAGGCAGCTAGAGCCATGACTTTACCAGCGTCAGTTAAAGAAGGGTAAAAACCAAGGAAATCGCAGATTTGTCCATAATAAGAGCCAACTGGAAAACCTTGACCTTTTGAAATTTGCAAAAATGGATTTACGAAATTATTCGAGTCAAAATAATATACAGAAAAATTTGTACCATATCCATCTAGGAAATCAACGGATAATGAGAGTGCATTATCAAATGGAGATGTATAAAAAGAATAACAATTATGAGAAAAATGATGATCAAATATTATACATTTTTTAGAATAGTTGTAAAAAACAAAATCATAAACTCCATCAATTGTTGACATACTATCTTGGAAGCGTTTGTTGTCTTCTTGTGAATACTCCTGGCCATCTGGCTTACGAATTGAAAAACCAGCAGATTTTTTATCAAACAACTCTTTGCCATTTTGATCTGCGTCCCAAAACCAATTGTTTATAGTAACTAAGTCAATATCATCGATTGATAAATTTGCTTTATTTAAAACATAATCTAATGTTTCAGCATTTAAGCCTCTGGATTTCTTTTTTTTATTAATTCTTTCTGTACAAATAAAAGATACAAGTTTTCGATCTTTTACCACACACGCTGATCCATCATGCCCGAATTGCAAGCCTAGTATATTCATAAGTCAAAAGTATTTAAAATTTCTTGTATATCAAAAGATTGATTTGGGTCAAAATCTTCTGGACATTGATGCGGTTGAGGCCCAATTGGGAACGGCTCGAATAAAGCATCGACATCTTTATGCGACGAAAAGTCGTATTTTGTTTGAATGTTATGATTGGAGTCATAACCAAAAACTTTAGATGATGTGCCCACCCAACAAACTGTACTTTTTAAACCAAATGCCGTAGCAGCGTGTTGCCCAAAAGAGTCAATAAATAACCTTGCAGAAGATTGCTCTATTAATGACATCGCCCCCCTTAGTGGCATGTCAACCTGTAGCGTATTCTCTAATTGAGGCTGCTCTTTATATCTTAATTGTAAGACTGAATATTTTTGAGATAAAATGTTTACTAAATTTTGAGCAATATCTGGAGGTAAATCTCGATACCAAGAATATGTTAAGCCATTTTGAGGCGGTGGTCCACCAAATGACTGTAGGACCAACACTGGTTTTGGTTGTTGTTTAATAATATTGTAACCAATATTTTTTTCTGTTGGAGTTAGAAATAACCGTGGGGACTCATTATTGAATGGAATATTATAAATGTCACAAAAGATCTCGCCAATAAATTTTCTGCGATAAAAATAATCTTCATCCATGTAAGGCTCATGTTTTAAAATGATTGTATCGCGATTTTTGATAAAATCATAATAAAAGTATGGAGTCATTCCTGGTCTAAAAAATCGATAAACATATGGGTTGTTAATCCATACGTCTGGCCAACTACCAAGAATAATTAACTTTCTGTCTGCATAATGCTTTGCTATCGCAGATACCGAAGCTGTAGCGGCAATATTTTTACCAATACCACCATCGACACAAAAAACAACAAACTTATCCTCATCATTTGGGGGTCCAAAATCCGAGGATAAATTTGATGGTAAAACGGTTGTACTAGCTTTTGGGGGCTGTAAAGATAGAGAGCTTAAATTAGATTTTTTGGACACACTTAATAATAAAATTAGTGCGCAAAAAATTCAAGTTAAACATCTGCCGCGCCTTCAAAAAATTCTTCTTGCTTTATGAGATTATATATATTCTCACGAATATTTTCTGTCGCAGTCACTGCATTAAAATCCAACGCGAATTCTTCCGATTCTTCAAGAGGGCTACTTCCATCGTCTCTAGCAGCCTTACTCATGTAAGGCTTGACGAAAGCATTTGCTCTTTTTGAATCGTATTGAATTTCGATGTGGTCGATTTTCCAATAGTCAGCGGTGACACCGTATTTTGTTACTATTTGTTTTTGTAATGCCATGATATTTTTATATTAAGTTTTCTGGGATAAAGATTCTAATTTATTTTTAAGATCTTGAATTTCTGACTGCTGTTCTTTAATCGCTTCAACAAAAAGAGCAGCCATGTTTTGATATTTTAATCCGTAGCTGGATTCATTATTTCCGCTATAAACTAATTCTGGTACAATTGGTGCAACCTCTTGAGCTACTAGCCCATAGCTTTTACCATTAACACCAGCAGCATTATATGTTCTACCTTGGAGTTTAGTTACTTTTTCCAAAGCATTATCCACAGTAGCTATATTAGTTTTACCCCTACAATCAGAGCAGGACACTACATCATAATTTGAGTATATTCCAGTGAACCCATTATCATGATCGGCTGAAATACAAGCTATATTGATGCCTGGATCATGATCTCCTGGGACACCAGTTTCACCTAAACCATAAAACTTATGTTTTGTGTGGGTATGATATGTAAGGGTGGATGGCTCCACGCCAAAACCTTTGTAACTCCCGTATAATCTAATGTGAGACGCTCTCATATCGCCAGTGTTATACCAAGTATGCATCTGAATACCATTAAAATCATGGCCCGAAGTATAAGCATTACCAGTACCAGTACCAATACCAAGATAACCCGCACAAACACATACATAATCAGCTTTAGCGAGAGGCGAGCAAGAAACTGTGGTGGCGCAAATTGTGGGCGAGCACACAAGAGCAACCCCGTAAAGTATTGGTGAGCAAGCTTTTGTGGCGATACAAAGTGAATTATCATTTTGTGTTCTAAGGACTAAAATGGGAGAACTGTTATTACAATATCTATACAAGTTAATATTAGAACAAGTTGCGCCAGCGGTATTATCTTCAAAAGAAGAAGTGAGATTAGCTGTATTCTGCCAATTACCACTTGAGTCTCTTAATACGTGAACCATAGTTACATTATCCCCAGCTTTTTGAGAACAATTTCTAAAATAACTAACATTAGAGTCTCCGCTGGTTACTGATCCAACTACAAGGAACTGCGAATCAACACAAGCATTTGCGTAAACGCAGTTAGATTCTAAAATATCTGTAGCACACAAAATAGGGCTTTGAACACAAGAAGCTGCACAAATACAACCACCAGCACATATATTTGAAGAATTATTAGTATACAGTCCCCCTGGTATTAAAACCCTATTATTGGGATCAACACAGATCGACACCTCACACACACCATTAGTTGTTTTGTGGAGATAAAAAAGGCCGCACTCGCTTCCAGACGTATTATTAATTAGTCTAGATGCGATATTTAGGCTACTTTTCCATTCCGAACTTTCGTTTTTATTTTGAAACGATAAATGTATTTCTTCGTTTGCATTTTCACTACAATTTCTTAGATGAGTTATCGCATCACTACCACTATAATTTTGACCAACAACTAATTCGTTGGAACATGTTTTTGTGGCTGTAACACAAGTAGAAGCGCAAAGTACTGGTGCTCGAACTAAGGTTGTCCCACAAACTGTTGACGAACTTAAAGTGGAGGAGCTGTTATTCCAGGTCAAATCGCTACTACCAGCAAAAGCCCCACCGCTATTGTATTGAACTTGAGTGTCAGAACCAGCTGCTGCGCCAGATCCAGTTGCACCAGTGGCCCCATCGGCTCCAGTTGCACCAGTGGCCCCATCGGCTCCAGTTGTGCCAGCGGCTCCATCGGCTCCAGTAGATCCTGTCGCTCCAGTTGCTCCAGCAGCTCCAGCGACTCCAGTAGATCCTGTTGCACCAGTTGCTCCAGCTCCAGTCGAACCAGTTGCACCAGTTG